ATAGAATATAAAAATTAAAGTTTATGGAAAAAAAAGTTTTAACAAATGATGAAGTTTCTAGTTTAAAAGATCTAAAAAAACAATATAGAGATCTTACAGAAGCTACAGGCGTTATAGAAATGCAAAAAATAAATTTAGAAATAAAAAAAGAACAAATTAAAGAACAATTAAAAAGTTTACAACAAAAAGAAATAAAGTTAGCTAAAGAATTAGAAGATAAATATGGCAACGGAGAAATTTCTTTAGAAAGTGGTGAGTTTTTACCAAATAAATAAACTTTTGAAAAAATTTAGTATATTTATCATAAAAATAACATAAAATGGCAGAAACATTAATTTCCCCAGGAGTATTAGCAAGAGAAAATGATCAATCTCAAATAACTTCGCAACCAGTACAAGCCGGAGCGGCTATCGTTGGTCCTACAGTATTAGGTAAAGTAGGTATTCCGAAACTAGTTACTAGTTATTCAGAGTACTTAGCTAATTACGGAAGTACTTTCCAAAGTGGTTCAGACGAATACACATTCTTTACTTCTATATCAGCGTATAATTACTTTAATAATGGTGGTACATCATTAATAGTAAATAGAGTAGCTTCAGGATCATGGGCTCCAGCAGTATCTACAACAGTATTTAGCGAGGTAGAAAGTGGTATTCCAGAAGCGGGTGGTAATTTATTAGGATCACTAACATCAGGTGGTACAGGAGGAGCAGCAAGTACTTATTCAGGAGTTGCTACTACAGTGTCTCCAGCAGGAGGATCAGGATTAACTTTAGATGTAACAACAACAGTTAACAATGGTAAATTATTAACAACTGTAGATGCATTAGTAGCTTCAATTTCAACAAATACATCAGATGGTACAGCTAACACATATACAAATGTTTCCTTAACTGGAGGAACAGGAACAGGAGCAGTTGCAACTGTTGTAGTAAATGTAGGCCAAGCAGTAAGTGAAATTACAGTAACAACACCAGGATCAGGATATGTAGCTACAGACATTTTAACAATCGCATCAGCAACAATTGGTGGAACTGTAGATGTTAAAGTAACATTAGTAGCAGGTGATTTATTAGTTGAACCAACTACAATTACAGTAAATGCTCAAGGATCAGGATACTCAGTAGGTGATGTAGTAACAGTTGCAGCAGCTAATATAGGTTCTTCAGATGCTGATATGTTAGTAACATTAGTAGATGCAGATATAATTGATTCAAATGCCTTTACATTAGAAACACTAACAGATGGTGCTATAATGAATAGTGTAGGTCCAACAGGTTCAAATGGAACATTAGATAGTGGATCTTCAAATAATATTAGATGGGAAATTCAAGCACCTAACACAAGTTCAGGTGTATTTAGTTTAATAATTAGACAAGGTAATGATACAGCAAAAGCTAAATCAATATTAGAAATATTCCCTAACGTATCATTAGATCCAAAACAATCTAACTATATAGCTAGAATTGTTGGTGACCAAACAAAATCATTAAGAGGAGCTTCAACAGTAGATCCTTATTGTCAAGTAACTGGATCTTATAGAAATGCTTCAAGATATGTAAGAGTAAAATCAGTAGCATTAAAAACTCCAGACTATTTTGATAACAATGGATCTGCAAAATCAGAATTTACAGCTTCAATTCCACGTGCACAAAGTGGATCAATGCAAAGTGGTACTGGTGATTTAATAGGTGGTAGAGCAGGTATTAATTACTACCAAGATATAAATGATACAGATTCACAAGGTATGGGAGCTACAGAAATGGGATCAGGAGTTGGATTATATACAACAGCCTTTAACCTATTAGCTAATAGAGATGATTATAGATATAACATTATAACAGCTCCGGGATTAGTTTATTCAAATGCTAATCATGCTACTCCATTAAATTCAATGATTTCAAATACTCAAAATAGAGGAGATGCAATCGCAATTATGGATTTAGAAAATTATGGTTCAACAATTACAGCAGCTACAGGAACTGCAGCGTCAGTTGATAATTCATATGTTGCAGCTTATTGGCCATGGTTACAACTAGCAGACCCAGATTCAAGACAGTTAGTATGGGCAGTACCATCAGCGTTAATCCCTGGTGTATATGCGTATAATGACAAGTCAGCTGAAGCTTGGTTCGCACCCGCTGGAATTAATAGAGGTGGTTTAAGTACAGTAACTCAAGCAGAAAGAAAATTAACTCAAACTAATAGAGATGATCTATATACAGGAAAAGTTAATCCAATTGCTACATTCCCAGGAAGAGGAGTTGTAGTATTCGGTCAGAAAACGTTACAAGCTGCAGCAAGTGCTTTAGATAGAGTAAATGTTAGAAGATTGTTAATTGAACTTAAGTCTTACATTTCACAAATTGCTGATAATTTAGTATTTGAACAAAATACAGCAGCAACAAGAAATAATTTCTTAGGACAAGTAAATCCATATTTAGAGTCAGTACAACAAAGACAAGGATTATATGCCTTTAAAGTACAAATGGATGCAGCTAATAATGGACCAGATGTTGTTGATAGAAACCAAATGGTAGGTGCAATATATTTACAGCCAACTAAAACAGCTGAATTTATATACCTAGACTTTAACATTTTACCAACAGGAGCAACGTTCCCAGCATAAAAAATAAAAGATATAATATTTATAATAAAATAAAAATAAAACAATAATAAAATGGCAGTATTAAACCCAAACGAAATATTTTTCACAGCCTTTGAACCAAAAGTTGCTAATAGATTTATTATGTACGTAGATGGAATCCCAGCTTACATCATTAAGGGTGTTAGTGGAATGGGTTTTTCACAGGATGAAATAGTACTAAATCACATTAATACTTATAGAAAAGTAAAAGGAAAATTAAGATGGAATGATTTAACAATGCAGTTATTTGATCCTATTACTCCTTCAGGAGCACAAGCTACTATGGAGTGGGTGAGATTACACCACGAATCAGTAACTGGTAGAGATGGATATTCTGATTTCTATAAAAAAGATTTAACAATTGACGTATTAGGACCAGTAGGTGATGTAGTGTCAGAATGGATCATAAAAGGTGCATTTATTAAAGATGCTTCATTTAGTGATATGAATTGGGATGATGATGGTACAGCAAATACTATTGACATGACAATTGGAATGGATTACTG